ACAGTGGATGTCTCCCAGATTGAGACTATATCGAGCTTGCCTCGTATCGTTTCAACGACCTTCGGTGCTTCCGTCAAGTCCGTGTTCACGGCCCAGATGGAAGGTGGTATCGGGGATGTCCTCGCAATGGAAAATGAACATGCACAGCTAGACCACATTAAGGAAATTAATGAGGAAATATTGGCGGGTGCTGCTGCTCCTATTAATGGAACACACTCTGCCCAGCAAGTAGAGTTTACTACTACTGCTCAACGTAATCAATTTAAAATTGGTGACGTTGTTGCTCTCTTTGATGTGAACGCTGGTACATGGCATAACACTAATCCAGTGATATCTTACGATGGTAATAAAGTTGATATTACTGATGCTAATACTTCTGGTACAGAAGCATGGGGTATAACTCCTGCTAATGGTGACCTCGCTGTGGCTAGAGGCCGTGGTGGGTTTACTAGTATTGACGATGTAGTAATGCAAGATGGTGTTCAGGTAGCTGGAGTTGCTGTTAACGCAGCGGGTGGTGTACGAGCTTATGACCTTACCTTTGGTGGTAGGGATGCAGGCTTGTGGAATGCTGCTGCTACTGTTTTACATAACAGTGGTGTAGGCCGTGACCTCTCATTGAATCTTCTTGATACTTGTATCCAGAAGGTACGTGAAAATGGTGGAGAGCCAAAGCTCATCCTCATGGGACACGATCAATACTTTAAGCTAGAGCGGTTGCTCAATTCTCAGCAGCGTTATATGGGCCAGGAAGAATACCAAGTTGGTATAGGTTCAGAGCGAACCTTCCCTGGAACCCGAACTGGTTTGGTGCTGGCTACCTATATGGGTATCCCCATCATGCCTGACGCTGATGTGCCTAAGAGTGTATCCTCATCGGCTTCATCTTATGCAGCCTTGGGTTCCAACATCTATGTGTTGGATACTGACTATCTTGAAATGGCTATTGCTCAACCAACTCAATACGTTGAGAACCGTGACTACTTCGCTGCGAACCAGTTGATAGTTCGTGGTCTGTTGTATACGATGGGCGAAATGCGATGCAAGAACATTTGGGTACAGGCTAAGATTACTGACCTAAACGCTTAATTTACTTGACAGGGAGGGGAGCCTGATGGCTCCTCTCCTTCTGTCTATTTTTGGAGGATTGAAATTATGGCCTTTGCAATAACAGTTCCAGGCAATGCTTCTGATGTAGCGGGTGTCCCTGGTAATAATAAGTATGTTGTTAAGACATGCACATTTACTGGTTCGTATGCAGCTGGTGCTTTGCCAGCAGCTCAATTGGGCCTAGAACAAATTCACATGGTTATAGCTCAGTGTGAAACTTCTGGTTTTGTAGCTCAGTATGATTATGCAAATGCAACATTGGATTTGTATGAAGCTGGAGCAGATGGTGCAGCTTTGGATGAGGGGAATACAGCAGGAGCTACTGTGGTAGTTCGTGTTATGGCATTCGGTAGATAAGCTTTGATATGGCTACACCAACATCAGATGATTTGGATGTTAAGTTAGCTGTATATATGGAACGGCTTGATAGTTACATTGAAAGCCAGACCAAGTTAAACGAACAGATGTGTTCAAAACTAGAGAGTTTGGACAGTAATATAGATGAGATATATGAATGGAAAAGTAAATTAACAGGAATGAAATCAGCCTACCTGGGAGTGGGGTTGTTGTTTATACATACCATCGCTGTCATGGGAGGATTAACAGCACTCTTTAAATGGTTTCTTTCAGGAGATAAATAAATATGGCAACAAATATGAGAGCGGATGAGTGGCAGTCTTGGGAGGTTGATCCAAGTACCCGAACAGCTGTCCACCCTTATACAAAATATGCACCAGTTGCAGTTTCATTATCTACAACAGCTGCTGATGTTTTTACTCTAGATAGAGGCACTCCCTCAATTAACCTTGTTACTAATCCCCGTCTAGGTGCTGCTGACATTACTATGTTTGTACGTGATGGGTTAAGTACAGATCCAGTAAGGGCTACTACTTCTCCTGCACTAGGTACTCATGTATTGGAAGTAAGTACTGCTAACAGTGCAGCAGGAGAGGGTGTGTATTGGGTAACT